TGATGATCTACAAAACGAGCGTATCTACAAAACCCTGCTAGAGATGAAGGCAGGTCGCCAGCCGATTGATGTGCTGACAGTTGGTGCAGCTCTGCCAAAACTTGCCAGTTACCTGCATGACATTGTTACAGCAACCCCAACAGCGGCCTCAGTTAAGTTCTATGCTAGCAAGGTAATCGAGGAAGCCACTAGGCGTAGATTAGCTATCGCTGGCACAATGATTCACAGCAAAGCTCAGCATGAGGATTTGGCAACAGTATTTGACACAGCCAAAAAAGAAATTGATGACCTCATAGATCGCAACTCGGCAGTCAAGCCAAGCTATGTTGCTGATGAGCTGTTGCCTTACCTTGATGAGATTGACAAGCCAAAGCACTACCCAGAAAGCCCTTGGCCTTTACTCAATGACATCATTACAGGATTCCGACCAGGTGCGCTTTACATCATCGGTGCAAGACCAGGCGTGGGTAAAACCATCGTTGGTTTGCAGATTGCTTGGGAGCTATCAAAGCAAGGCCCTGTATCCTTTCACAGCCTTGAGATGGGCAAGAGCGAACTCTATAACCGCATAATAAGCATGGAAGCTGAGGTCTACATCGGCAACATCGAGAAAGGAAACCTACAAGAGTGGGAGTGGGACAGGATTGCCAAGGTCAGGCAAGACATCCAATCGCACCAGCTTGCTATCCATGACAAGTCAGGCCAGAACCTTTTGCAGATTAGGGCGCTCGCAAACAGCGTGAAAGGCAACAACAGACTTGAGGCGATTGTGGTGGACTATCTAGGACTTATTCAAGACACCGAAAAGGGTCGCAAGCGTTACGAGATGATTACCGACATCAGCATCGGACTCAAGAACCTAGCTAGAGATTTGAATGTGCCAGTGATCGCATTAGCCCAGCTCAACCGAGGCCCAGAGCAGCGCAAAGATTCACAGCCTGACATGGCTGACCTAAGAGATTCAGGTGGCATTGAGCAGGATGCTGACTCAGTTATCTTGTTGCATCGTGTCCAAACTGAGGATGACCAGTTCGAGTGGCAAAAGAGCCAGATGATAATGAAGGTAGCTAAGAACCGACATGGTGGACTTGGAGAAGTCGCACTCAAGTTCGAGGGTCACCTTTCCAGAGTGATTGGCTAAGCTTATGGCGTGGATGACAATGTGGCACTCTGTTGCCGATGTGGAGCGACCTGGAAGGTCAACACGCATAAGCGCAAGCGCAAAGACCTCAAGTGCCAATCCTGTCGGATGCACCGAGCCTTGGTCATCAAGTATGGATCAGAGAAGTGCATCCCCTGGCAGGGAGATTTTGACAAGGCAACCCTCAGTATCCCAATGTTTGAAGGCAAGCCTGTATTGGTAGGCAATAGGACTTGTGGGCATAGCGACTGCACCAATCCCAACCATGTCGCTGGTGACCACTAGAGTAAAACAACAAATCGAAAGGAAATAAAGAGATGGCAATAATCAAGGTAAAGGGCGCGATCACCAGAGTCTTCTACGAAGGCAAGGGCATCGAGGTAACTGAGTCCTACGAAACCAAAACAGGCGACACCATCAACAAGCGATACACAGTCTGGCTAAAGCAGCCAACCACGCTTGAGGTTGGGGACACAGTTCAGGTCGAGGGGCTATACAGCTCAGAGATTGACAACTGGACCAACAAAGAGGGCGAACCAAAGCAGTCCATCAAGGTAAGCATCAACAACCCCTTGGTAGTCCCAGCCGAGCCTTTACAAATCATTAAGGGAATCTTCGAGCCGACACACGAGCCAAGTCCCTTTTGAAAAATCTCCGTTGGTTATTCCCAGCCCTTACCGCCGGCATACTAATAAACCTATCTACGCACTCAACAAGCGGTTTAGATTGGTTGGGAATAACCTTCGGTTTGCTTTACACCTGGGCTGCCATAATGGGAGCATGGGAGCTGTATGGCAGAGGTAAGCCTTAGCGTTACAGGCGACCCAGCCAGCCAAGGATCACACGCCATAATACATGGCAGGATTGTCCAGGTCAACAGCTCCAAACACAAGGCTTGGCGTAAGGCCATAGTCCAAGAGGCAATCGCTACCCTGCCGGATGACTGGCAACCAATAGATGAGCCATGCGAGCTAGTCGTCAACTTCTATCTACCTAAGCCCAAGACAGTAGATCGCCAGCTACCCAGCGTGTCACCTGACCTAGACAAGCTCATTAGGGCAGTAGGGGACAGCCTTAGCGATTCAGGCGTGGTCATAGATGACAGCCGGATTGTCCGAATCTCAGCCAGAAAGCTCTACGCCGAGGGCATCGCGCCAGGAGCCACAATTCAGGTCAAAACCCTCAACTAGCCCTTTAGCGCGACACGCCGATAATTAGGGAAAATTGCCAAAATTGCCAGAAAAAGGCAAAAACTGTGCTATCTTGAATACATAGCCCAAGGGGGGCTAGAAAAGGAGCACCAAAATGAAGAACATTCAAGACATTATGGAAACAGCAAAAGTGTCACAGTCAGAGGCAACAGTTATCGAGGATGTCATTGGCAAAGAGTGGCTACTTGATTGGTCAGAATGCACCACAGCTCAGTTCAAGAGAGCAATCAAACAAGCTCAAGCATTTATTGCTAACGGAATGAGCTGGGAATAATGAAAACAATAATCCTTTACCTAATCGCACTAACTGGCATCTTGCTAGCAAGCTGGCAGATACAAGAGATTCATCTCGGCTGGGGTTACACACTCGGAGTCGCAGGTTTGATCCTTGCCTTCTTTGTAGCAGTCAACGCACTAACAAAGGACACTCGCAAATGAATGAACAAGAACTAGCTGAGCGCATCATTGCCGAGGCTCAGAAGTGGACTGAGATACAGTTCACGCTTCAAGAGGGTGTGCCAGGTATGACGGCACAGACCCGCAACGAAGCCAAAGCTCGCATAGAGCTAATCGAACACATCAAGCAAACCTACAAAGAAATGAGAGCAAATGCCTAACTACAATCCAGAACCACTTGAGTTCGCTGTCAAGGACTTTCAGCCTCACCAGTACAACTTTGGGGTAGCCAAGTCTGACGGAATCTACATGGGCAGGATGCTCATGAAGAACGAGGTGCTAAGTCTTATAAAGGCAGCGTACCCAGTCCCAACCAAAGCAATCGCTAAGGTTATCGAGATCGTGGACAGCATTGAAATCTATGTTGACCCTCAATACAACATTTCATCGAGGTAGCCATGACACTCTCACCTTACGCAGAGGGCTTTTACGCCGGCATCCGGTATCAGCGCGACAACATCCTTGACTATGTAGCGATTCATTTAGATCAGGGCTACATCCCAACAGCCGAGGACATCGTTGAGGAAATAAACGGCCAGTATAAAAAAGACATGAACCAGCAAGTTGATGCCATGATGGATGGCAGCCTTGACAAGCTAATCCGCAACCTTGATGAGCTGTCCTACACAGTCAGCAACATCGAGAGGCAAGCACAGGAGATAGTTACCGAGGTGAATAAGAACCTATGAAGTCACCAATAAAAGGCGTACACCTAAGCACTAACTTTGACGCAACAGTTCTTAGATACTTTGACGAGAACGCAAAGCTACTGCTCTCTAAGCACAATGACTACGGCCCGACCAACATCAGCAACGCGCCTGGTGGACCTATCAACGGCCTACGAGTCAGGATGCATGACAAGTTAGCAAGGATCAATCACCTAACTGACTCAGGTAACGCACCTGAGCATGAGGCATTGAGGGATTCTTTTATTGACCTTGCAAACTACGCAATTATCGGTTTGCTGGTCCTAGACGGAGAGTGGCCTGACAAATGATTGGATGGCGACCTAACCGAGAAGAATCGCGAGCGCGGAAACTGACTGAGGCTTTTGGTAGAGGGTTTGCCAAGGGTTATGTTCAAGGCACAAAAGAAATGGCTGACTACCTGACCGAGCAGATTATCCACTCAATCAACCAGGATGCAGTCCTAAGAAGCACAGTAGATGTTGACACCATCGAAAGAGTGGTCGAGATTATTGAGGCGGTGAGGGACATTGGCAAAACACAGAGCTGAGAGGCAACCGATTAACTGGCGCATCATGCGAGTTCATTGGGCATACAAGACACTAAGAATCAGGCGAGCCTTCTACACCTTCCTGTATAAGGTTTCAAGATGACTCACTTTAGTAACGCTGATGAGCGTGAAATCTTTGATGCAATCTTGCTACTCAAGGATGAGAATCTAGTCTGGTCAAGTGACCTAGAAGCAATCCGGCGCAACCTTGCCAGATTATTAGAAAGAATAATGCAAGTCGAGTGGCACTACCTTGAGCCTGAAATCGGCGACTTGGCTCTAAACTTGATAAGGGAAGTAACAGAAAGGGAAAGCGATGCTAGAAGGACTAACACCACAGGTCAGGAAATCATCCTGCAAAGTAAGAACAATCTTGGAAACTCTGGACACCAAGGATCAAGCCATACTTGTAGCTGCCATAGCTAACGAGCAATTTACATCAACAGCACTAGCCAGGCAACTAACGGCTAGGGGCATAACGATTAGCGAGAAGCCCATTGTGGCTCATCGCAGGAAAGCGTGTAGCTGTGCTAGATAATTTGGAACCAGCACCAAAAGTAGAAACCCCAAAAGAGTATCGACCTGCCTTTGAGTTTGACGGCAACGAGGGTTGGGCGCAACTACCAGCAACATCAGGAGTACCTAGCTTTGATGACTTCCTAACCCAGCAGGGCTTTGACCCAGATGAGTTTGAGGTAACCGGTACACCACGCACATCACGCTGGCAACGCTATGACGGGGAATGGCTATCAAGCTATCGCTTTACCTTTAGGCGCAGGGTTGCAAACCTTGACCTACCATTGCTTTACTCACAAGCTAAGAAAGCCTACAAGCCTAAGAAAGACTTCAGAACAGATTCTGAAAAGGCTTTAGTCATTCTTTGGTCTGACTTACAGGTTGGCAAGGTTGACCACCGAGGCGGTATCGAAGCCATGCTTGCCAGAGTCGAGGAAACAAAAGAAAAGCTAACTGCCCTACTCAAGCGAGAGAAACCAGCCAAGGTTATCTTTGTTGACTTAGGTGACACAGTAGAAGGCTTTGAGAACGCAGGTGGCAATCAGCTTCAGAGCAACGACCTTAGCCCAATGCAACAGGTTGACATCGCAACGACCCTAGCTTGGGATCACTTGAAGCTACTAGCTCAATACAGCAAGGATATTACCTACGCATCAGTTGGCTCTAACCATTGCCAATGGCGTGTCAGGGGTAAGCAGCAAGGCACACCAACTGATGACTGGGGAATCCACATCGGGCGCACACTTGCAAGGCTGGCAAAAGAAACTGAGATGCCTATCAAGTTCTATGAACCTCAAAAGCATGACGAGTCTTTAGCCATAGACATCTTTGACGACCAGTTCCACATACTCGGCATCTGGCATGGACACCAAAGCCCTAGACCAGACCAAGTGCCTACATGGTGGCGACAGCAAGCCTTTGGTAAGCAACCTGTTGGGGATGCGACCATTGGTGTATCTGGACACTTTCATCACCTTAGAGTGCTAGAGCTTGGCTCAACATCAAGAGGATCATCACGATTCTGGATTCAGGCGAGCACTATGGACAATGGCTCAGGTTGGTGGAGATTGCGCTCAGGCGAGGATAGCGTGCCAGGCTTAGTGACCTTTGTGCTTGACAAGGGTGTTGACTTCACCGGAACTGTTTACAAGCTATGAAAATTGGGAGCTTATTCAGCGGATACGGCGGTCTTGACTTAGCTGTAACAAAGCTAACAGGTGCTGAGGTTGCTTGGCATTGTGAGTGGGAAGATGCACCAAGTCAGATACTTGAGGCACACTTTCCAGGCGTTCCAAACTATCGAGATGTCAGCAAGGTTGACTTCACACAAGTAGAGCCAGTTGACATACTTACAGGTGGCTTCCCTTGTCAGGATTTATCTCTGGCAGGTAAGCGAGCAGGATTACAGGATGGAACTCGCTCAGGCTTATGGTCAGAGTTCTACCGAGCAATACAAGAAATCAAACCAAAGCTAGTCATCATCGAAAATGTTAGGGGTTTACTAAGTGCAAAAGCCAACAATGGTATGGAATACACAGATGAAGTATTGGGAACACTCAACGGAAAGCCAGCTCTTAGAGCTATCGGTGCCGTTCTTGGGGACTTGGCAGACATCGGGTACGATGCTCGATGGTCAGGTGTACGAGCTAGTGATGCCGGCGCTCCACACCAACGATTCAGAGTCTTTATTGTTGCGCACCCCAATAGCTAGTTCGGGCGAGGGTGGCGCACTAGGTGAGGATGAGGCTCGAAGGCGAGGCAACACAGTTGGCATTAGAGATCAGGCTATGGACTTGGCTAAGTTGCAAGGCCACAAAGTAAGTAGAGAAGCCAATAACCTACCTACCCCAACAGTTAGTGACCAGTACACAGCCAACCTTTCAAGCACCCAGCAAAAGCCAGGCTCAATGCACTCAGTCACGCTGGCTCAGGTATTTCATAAGCCTGACCTATTCCCAACGCCTAACACCATGGAACACTTGCCAGCTCGGACAGGTGAGGCAAGAGAGAGGCAGCTTTACAGAGGTGGCTCAAACAGTAGGCGTAACAGCTCAGGTAACTTGCGTGAGGACATCCTTGACTTGATACCAACACCAACCACTAGAGATTACAAAGATGGCTCACAGCCGCATGAGCGAGATGGCAAGGTTCAGACAGACACAGTAGCCAGAGCAGTAATCAATAGTGGTGAGGTATTACTTGGCACACCAAGAGCCGGCAACTATAACTCATCAAGCAAACAAGTTCAGGCAGGTGCACCTAAGTCACGCATTGAGGATCAAGTACTGCTTACCAACTGGGGTAAGTTCGAGCCAGCCATAAGACGCTGGGAAGCTATTATCGGCAGACCTGCACCAGAGCCAACCAAGCCAGACGGTAAAGAAGGAAACCATAGACTCTCATCTAAGTTCACCGAGTGGATGATGGGACTACCTGACGGCTGGATAACAGACATCGGACTAAAGCGTAACGATGAGCTGAAAGCTTGTGGCAATGGAGTAGTGCCTCAGCAAGCAGAGCTAGCCCTTAGCTTGCTAGGCATCAAGGAAATACTAGAAAGAAACTAATGCCTACATACGATTACAAATGCAAGACCTGTGACCTCAAGATGTCTGTCATAAGAAAGATAGACGAGCCAGATAGAACACCACTCTGTGCCAACTGTGTCAAAGACTTAGTGAGAGTGTATGACCCACCAGCAGTAACCTTCATGGGTATCGGATGGGGTAAAGACGCGTGATCGTATTCCCTAAGCCCTGCCTCAAGTGCAAGGCACTATTCAAGGCTAGGTCAGAGTATTGCGATGCTTGCCGGCTGGAAAGAAAACCAAGAGAACAGAAACCAAGAGTGTATTCGCCTGAAAGAAAACTACGGAAGGCTTTTTTATACGGGGGGGATTATCGCCAGCGGGCTAGGGTGGTGAGGGAAACGGCTACCCACTGTCACATCTGTAAGCAAGCGTTCACAGATAGAACTCAGATACAAGCTGACCATCTGATACCAGGAAATCCTGAGAGTCCTTTAGCCCCTGCCCACCGCACCTGCAACGCTCGCAAAGGAAACAAATACATTGGCTAGCCTCTGGGCGATGACAAGGAATCAATCACACAAGCCATAAGTAGTGTTTGTTTAGTATTTTTACAATACTTATCTAATAAGCCCTGTACAAGCCACCTGTGGACCCCCACGCCGTTATTTACGGGGAGTGGGTCTTTTCTTTGCTATCTCGCAAGCCAACACCCCGAGCCCCTGAGCTTCTGTGCAGAGTCGCAAAAGTCAGCGTTTTTGAGATAGGCTAAAACTAGCCAATTGAAAGGGGTCAAATGAGAAACGGAAAAAGCTGGGAAAAGATAGGCAAGAGAACGAAAGCCGGCAACGCAACAAGGCGCAGAAAAAAGACCGAAAAACGAACAAACAAGAAGTAAGGCCTACGCAATGAAAATTGAAACACTCGATATCTCTGGACTGACCCCCGATCCAAACAACGCCAGGAAGCATGACGAAACAAACCTAAAGGCAATTGAGCACAGCCTCCAAAGCTTCGGTCAACGCAAGCCAATAGTCGTTAGCCAAACTAATCTGATAGTCGCCGGCAACGGAACAGTTGAAGCTGCCAAGAGAATTGGTTGGACAGAGATTGAAGCAGTCAGGATTCCAGAGGACTGGACACAGGAACAGATAAAAGCCTTTGCCTTGGCAGACAACAAAACAGCAGAGCTCGCAAGTTGGGATAAAGCCATCCTCAATGAACAACTCGCGGAGCTAGACAAAGCCGGCTGGGAGCTGACCGAAATGGGCTTCGAGTGGCATCCACAAGATCAACTAGAAAACATAGTCGAAGTTGACTTGCCAGAGAACACAAAAAAAAGAACCAAGCTAGGACAGGTCTGGAAACTAGGTAATCACAAACTCGCTATCGGAGATTCGACTCAAGCCTCAACTTACGATCAACTGCTTGAAGGAGAGCAAGTTGACCTAGTCATCACAGACCCTCCTTACAATGTCGACTACCATGGTGGAACCGATAAAGAGATGACAATAAGCAACGACAACATGAGCGATGCAGACTTTGGTCAATTCCTTAGAAAGTCTTATGACCGGATGATTGAAGTAAGTAAAGACGGAGCTCCAATTTATGTCTTTCACGCCGATAGCTCTGGTCACATATTCAGAAACGAATTTGTTGAATCTGGCTGGCTATTAAAGCAAGTTTTGATTTGGGTCAAGAATAGCTTTGTTATGGGCCGGCAAGATTACCACTGGCAACATGAACCAATCCTCTACGGATGGAAACCAGGTGCCGGCCACAAGTGGTATGGAGATCGCAACAAGGCTACTGTCATCGATGACCAGCAAGACATTAGCCAAATGAACAAGAACGAGCTTCTAGAACTCCTGCGCCTTGAGTCTAATTTTTCAACAATTTTGCGAGAAAACAAACCAAAGAAAAACGGGATTCATCCAACTATGAAACCCATTATCTTAATTGCCAAGCTCATGAGTAACAGCAGCCTAAACGGAGATATAGTTCTAGACCCATTTGCTGGAAGTGGAAGCACGATGATAGCTGCCGAGCAACTTGGAAGGTCAGCCAGACTTATTGAGCTAGACCCCGAATACGCTGATGCCATACTTGCTCGCTGGGAATTCCAGACTAACCAAAAAGCTGAACTTATCAGTGAAGGATAGTCATGGCACAAATGGGCAGACCACCAAAGCCAGTCGAACAAAAAAGACTTCTTGGCAACCCAGGTAGGCGACCACTTCCAGATTCAACAACCCTGCAGCAACTTGAGCCAATAAAAGCAATTCCTGAACCACCAAGGCAACTATTCGAAGCAGGTCAACAACTCTGGGATAGGGTCTGGGAAAGTGGACTGAGTTGGATAAGTCCTCACAGCGACATCGAATTACTAATGATGACCTGCGAACAGATTGACGAAAGAATTAAACTTCGCACCAGCGTATGGAATAACAACCGATCAGACGAGAGAAAAGCACTCAGGGCCTTAGACAAAGAGATTGTCAACAACCTTAGCCTCCTTGGATTTAGCCCTTCAGATAGAACTAGGCTCGGCGTGGCAGAGGTAAAGAAACAATCAAAACTTGAGGAATTGATGGCTCGAAAGGCACAGCGTGGCTAGTTGGCCTCCGGCTTGGGTAACTCCAGTGTCCGATGAGGCTATCAAAGCAGGTGATGGTGAATATGCCATTGACTTTGCTGAAGCCTTTGGCACTATCGGTAAGGATGGAATCGCTGGTCGAGTCGGTGATGCGCTAGTCCTAAGAGATTGGCAAAAGGAACTGGTCAGGCGTATCTTTGCCAGAGATTCAGATGGTGGACTAACTGCAAGAGTGGCACTTGTAGGCACACCTAGAAAATCAGGCAAGTCAGCCCTAGCTTCAACGCTTGCCCTTTACAGCTTGATAGCTGAGGGCATAGAGGGTGGTGAGGTTGTGGTTGCTGCTGCTGAAAAGGAACAGGCTCGCATTATCTTTGGTGAGGCTAAGCGCATGGTCGAGGCTAGTGAGCTGTC